TTTGGCCCAACACGTTATGCAGTTGAAGGAGAAGGATCCGAAAGCCGGCAGCGCAATCGAGAAGGATCTAAATGCCTTCTTTGAGCAAGCAGCCCAAGCAGCTAACGAGCAAGCAACAGAATCAAATGGTGAGGCGATTCCTACAGAAATGGCGAACGCTCCGAGCGTTCAATCGGAGCAACGGATACCCCAACCCCCCGGAATGGTCTGATGTAGATACGGAAGCACTCCGGATTTTCTTCAGCTCAACAACGGGCCGGAAATTAAATAGTTCTCTTTTGAGTTTGCACTTACACCAGTTGGAGAAACTAATCTCATCCAGCGGAAGCAATCTGGCTTATGATGCCGGTTGGGCCGCTGGGTTTAAGGGAGCACTCGCTTCAATCGACGGGCTTATGGTTCGACAACCGGAAAAGGTTCCGGAAGTTAACGGAGCAACCGATGATTTGGAGTGGTTAACGAGCTCCAGCAGAATCTAATTTATGTCTGAAACCGGAACAGTAAGAGCTGGCGAGGTGGAAATCAGTCGCGAAGAGCTACTTGGGCAGATGGCCGTCTTTGACGGTGAAGCCCCCGCAACTGATACTGCGAGCACCACAACCTCTGACAACGCAGCGGAGGAGCCCGTACAGCAGATTGATACGATTAAGGACAAACCCAAGGAGGACACTAAGGAGCCCGTAAAGGACGCCGATGAGTCTGCCGAGGAAAAACCAAAGTCGAAGTATAACCGAGCAAAGAAGAGCCAAGAGCGAGCCAACAAAAGTTGGAACGATGTAAACGCAGAAAAGGAAAGGGTTAAAGCTGAAAAGGCGGATCTGGAAAAACAGAGAGCCGAGTTTGAAACCCAGAAAATTGATGAGCTTACAAAAATCCAACAGCAAACTGAAGCATCTAAAATTAGTCCGGAAGATTATGAGCTCATAGCTCAAGAATACCGGGATCAAGGTGAAAAAGATCTTGCAGATGCGGCAATCGTGAAAGCTCAAACAGCGCGGGAAACTATCGAGCAACAGAAAAACTTGGCAGCCGATAGGGCTTCAAGAGAGCAATGGGAGGCCAATCTTGTCCAACAAGTGAAGGATAATCCGGAACTGAAAAAGCAAGACTCTGAGCTCTACAAATACGTTTCTGAACTGCTTGATAGAAAAAAGATTTTGGCACTTTACCCGGAAGGCATAAACGATGCAGTGGAAGCTGCAAAGGCGTTTATTAAGGCAAGCCGAGTGGACGAATTGGAAACGGAAAACTCCAAGCTCCAGAAGGAGCTAAACGAGTTGAATGAGAAAACGCAACTGAACGGGAGCACCGTTGACAGCTCCGGAAGAGTCGAATCTTTCGATACCTTAACACCAGACCGGCAGCGTAATGAACTGCTTAAAATGGTGAAGGACGCTGACCAACGGGGCTTGGTGCTCACAAATTAACAAATTAAATAGAACAAGCTTATGGCTTTTGGAATTACGGATACCAGCTCTGCTGGAATTAGCGGCTCACTGCAAGCCTACTTCAGTAAAGAATTACTGAAGCAGATCACGCAGAATCTAGTTTTGGATCAGTTTGCCAAGCGGCAAGCGTTACCAGAAAAGGCGGGGAAGAATAGTGTTACATTCTTCCGTTATGTGGAACCGGACACTGACAGCATCAAGGCACTCACTGAGGGCGATGGTCACACGGGCGGCACAGCTTGGGCCAAAGGGGCTTACAAGGAAATGACGCTTGACAGTGTTGCCGTGACACTTTCTCAGTACGGACAAGTCATTGGAATTTCGGATCTGTTGACCGCTCAGGCTCTCTTTAACCACTTGGAACAAGCTACCGTTGTAAACGGACAAGATGCTGCCCTCCACTTGGACACGAAGATCCTCAACGAGTTGGCAGATGTTCCCGGTGGAGCAACCACAGCCAACAAGACAGTCCGATATGCTGGTGCTGCTGCATATTACGGAGCAACGCCAACCTCTGCTCAAGTGATGAGCGGTCTGGAGTTGCTGGATACGGCTACGGCACTGAAGGTCAACAACGCACCGACTTCGAGCGGCTACTACACAGCAGTCGCAGATCCTCGCGTGTTGCGTGATCTCCAGAATGACTCCGATTGGATCAGCTCCCGCCACTACGGCAATCCGGATGCGATCTTTAAGGGTGAAGTTGGCAAGTACGCTGGCATTCGCTGCATCGAGTCAACCAACTCCTTCCGGTCTGTTTTTGGCGGAGGAGCAAATCAGTGGACAGCAAACGCTGCCGGTACGGTCTACAGCACGATGGTGTTTGGCGATCAAGCCTACGGTGTAGTTGATCTCGCTTCTCAGTCGCCTTACGCGCCGAAGATGCAGATCGCTCAAGGGCCGGACAAAACGGATCCGTTGGCGCAGCTCACCACTATCGGCTTCAAGACCTACTACGGTCAGAAGATCCTACAGCCTAAGTTCTTGGCTCAAGTCTATAGCGGCACGAACTTCAGCTAATTAACTGCCGGGAGGGGTTAAACCCCCTCCCGGCTTATTTAATAATATGCCTACAGTATCAATACCAATGGCCTCGATTACGATGGCCAGCGAGGACGGGGAGATGGTCTCACCGTCTGAAGGTGATGCAGTCTCCTTTACTATAGAGGGAACTGTTGAAGGGATGGACGGCGATATGGCCAACATTGCAATGGAAACCGTCAACGGACAGCCGGCTTACCCGGAGGAGGAAGTCGTTGAGGAGGAAATTGTGGAAGGCCCAAGCCGTGACGAACTAATGGCTGAAATGGTCGAGATCGACGCAAACGGAGGATTATAATATGTCTAACAAAATAATTGGTAAAGCAATGGAAGGCCGTCAGTACAAAACTAATGGCGGCAACAGTAACGAGCGTGCAATCGAGCTTGTTGCCAACAACGGAGACGAGTCAACGGCAAACAGCGCAACACCGTTTCTAAAGTTCACCAACGCCAGCACTGGAACCGGAGGATCAACCGAAAACGGTTCATTCAACATCACCACTGAAGATGTGGGAAGCAACAGCGATGCCTTTGGCATTCTGGTTCAAGTGAACGGAACGAAGTGCTGGCTGCAAGCGTATGCCACTGCTTGATTACAAGAATAACGAGACGGGAGAGGTCAAAGAATTTTTGGCCTCTCCTAGCCTCGACAATTTTACGGATGGGGAGGGGAGCTGGATAAAGCTCGACGTTCCCACCTCATTCAGTTTCGGGGGGCAAGTCACTCCCTTCACTCCAAAGGAACAAGTCAAGGGAGCACTACGCTCTGCCGAGATGAATCCGAAAGGGTGGAGAAGCCGCTACACCAAGGGGCAGATGAAAAAGGTTTGGGAACTGTAAGAAAGAGAAATTATGGCAACACAGAATGAACGGTTCCGAGCTTACGAAACAACCTATTCGACAGCATACACCACTTCTGGATCGGCGTTTCTTCCAACAGATGTAGACTCTGGGACTTATTTCAATTCGGCCAGACCGCAATTAACGCAGTTGACAAACGTAGGAACCGAGCCGGTCTACGTTAAGCTTGGAACCAGTGCCACAACAACAAGCGGCGGATTCAGTTATATATTAGCG